GAGACACGGCTTGATGAATGGCTGACCAATGCGGCACGGCATTAAAAAAAGGATGGAATTATGCGAGAGCGTCGAATGGCGGCAACGGACGGCGCAACGCTATTGACGGATGACGGTGTGGAACCATTGACGGCAACCGCCGTCATCCGGCTTACCATGCTCGATTATCATACGCGCGTATGGTGCGCTCATGGATGGCAGGACATCAAGCCCATAGCCGCCGAGCTGTTGAAACGACTCCCCTTGCAATCTAATCCAGCCAAGGACGGCGTGTGGGGAACGTTCAACATTCGCGGCCACTTCTACGGTTTTCGCGTGCGCATGGGCGGCATCACCGTGGATTTTCTGGACGTGCGCAATGTCACGCGCGATGATGGGCTGAACGTTTCACGTGAAACATTCGGAGGAACCACCGACTTGGAAACCACGTGGAACATCGCACAGGAATGCGCCGCACTGCACCTCAGAGGCACTACGATAGCATCTATGGCGATGACCGACTATATAGACGGGGATTATGCCGGATTCAAACGTCATTTCCCGCCATTGGATAAAGAGGTTTATCATCGGATGCGCCCCGCCTACTATGGGGCGATAGTATACAGCAAGCCCGGCGAATACCGGGATTGCCGAAGCTGGGATGTAAACAGCCTCTACCCAAGCATCATGCGCGATGCGCCCATGCCGGTAGGCTCACCAATATGGTACGACGGCAAATATCGCCACGACAATGATTATCCGCTACATATCGACGTCATAGCGTTTGATGCAAGGTTGAAAACGGGAAAAACGGCGACGCTCACCAATATCCTACCCGTATGGGGGTATGAGGGTGAACGCTTGGATAGTACGTTAGGCGTCGTAACTATGCCCGTCACGGATGTGGATTGGGAAACTCTGACGGAAAACTATGACGTGCACGCGTGGGAGCACGTGGGTGGCTGGAAATTCCGCAAATCACACGGACTCTACTACACATACGTGGACAAATGGTTTCACATGAAACAAACCGCGACCGGAGAGCGTAGGCAGATGGCGAAACTGTTACTGAACTCGCTGGTGGGGAAATTCGGCGCCTCGCTCTACCGGCCCATGTTGCATCCAAAACCGTCCGCAGACGGGGGCGTGGATTTTACCGTGGACAAACCCGAGTCGGCCAACAGTCTGGCGTGGTTGCCGGCCGCCGCGTATGTCAACGCCTATGGGAGGCAAATACTATCACGTGCAATGAACGCGAACGCCGACCGCGTACTCTACGCCGACACTGATGGCATGATACTGGAAGGGTTGGATACACCCATCAGCATCGAAACGGATGACCGGAAACTGGGGGCGTGGAAAAACGACCATACCTATGAGAAGCTCCGTATCCTTGGCAATCGCAAATATTGCGGTGTGGAAACGAATGGCGATACGGTCATGCGTTTGAGTGGCGTGCACCGTGCCGCCCCCATCTCCTATGATGAGTTCCTACCCGGGTCACGTCATCTCAATGATGATGGCCATGATTTCGTGATATAATATCCGGTAGCGGGGTGTGCGTCCCAAGTCGATTCGATGGCCCGACCGGCAGGCAAATCGGTAAGGCGATTCGGTCGGATGTAGACGTGCGCGGCCAGCGCCCAGCGACGGCGAGGGAACCCGCACAGCCTAGCAATCCGGCATGACGGCGTGATTGCCGTCATGCCACTTACTTTAAGAGGTGATTATGGACGACACCGAAAACGATGACAAGCCGGACGCCACGCCCGACACCGAGCCGGACGCCAACGCCGCTGACAATACGCCGAACCCGGAGCCTGAAACGCAGGACGACAGCGAACCGGAAGACGCTGGCGACGGCAAGAACCCCGACATGGCCAACCGTCTCAGCGCTCTGGAAGCGACCGTGGCCGAACTCTCCAAGACCATTGAGGAGATGCGCGACGCCGCCGCCGACCACGTGCTGAACGATGGCCCGGACGGCGACGCGACGCCGGACGCTACGGAGCTGACCGATGATGACTATAACGGTACCTATAGTACATTCGATGACCTGTATGAAGACTAATAATTAGGAGGAATAACTATCATGCCGACCACCCCCGTGGTGACGCCAAAGCAACAGCTTCGACCGCTCACCGAATTCAACAACGCACAGATTCTCAACATGATTCGCAATGAGGCGTCACCCGAATATCAGAGGCGTATGCCCTCGGCCACCCAAATGAACATGGACAGGCAGATGGCCACCCTCATGTCATCCACCCAGCTCAAGAACGAGTTCTACTCGGCTCTTGTCAACCGCATTGGCGGCACGTATGTTAATACGTGGCGTTGGAATAATCCACTGGCCGTGTTCCAGCGCGCATCTCAAGTGTATGGCGACACGTGGCAGGAAATCGCCGTGGGTATGCCACTCGCTCAGGTGTACGACCCCGACGCGGAATACTTGGGCGCGGACAACTTCCGTAAGTGGAAAATCGATGTGGATTCGCTCTACCATCGTCTGGACTTTGCTCACTGGTATCCCGCGACTACGGATGACAAGACGCTCCAGCGCGCTTTCACCTCCGAAACCGGTCTAGCCTCGCTCACTTCTCAGATTCTCACCTCCTGTTATAATGCCGCCGAGGTTGACTTGTTTGAGGCCATGTGCCACCAGTTCGTGGAATACGCGAAACTGGGCGGCTATTGGCGCGTCCATATGGACAATGATCTGAACAACATGGGCAGTTCGGAAACCGACGCCCGCGACATGTTGCGCCAGATTCGCGCATGGGCTGACACGCTGAAGTTTGTCAGCACCCGATACAATGCGCGTCACATGCCGACGTTCGCCCGCCCGGATGAGCTTGTGTTGTTCTGCTCCCCCGAGGTCAAGAGCGCTCTTGACGTGCAGGGCCTCGCCACCGTCTTCCAGCGTACCGACGCAGAACCGACCATCGACCGAATCATTGTCATACCGCAAGACCGTTTCGGCATGAATGGCGTACAAGCTATCCTCACGACCGATAAGTTCCTGATTGATATTCCGGTCATTAACGAGATGACCCAGCAGACCAATCCGGTCAACATCAATTCAATCAACCATTATTTCCATGTTCAGCACATTATTTCGGTGTCCGGTTTTGCCCCGGCCATAATGTTCTGGACGGGCGCGGGTTCCACCGCCAAGATGGTGACACCGACCGGCACGACGGCCGAGACGCCGACGTTCCAACTCAAACTTGCCATGTACGGCGGTGGCGCGACTACGCCGAAGGATGTGGCGCGTGGCGGCGCCGTGCAGGTCACCGCCGATACGACCATCACTAATGATGGTACGGCTACGTTCCGGTCGGATGCTGTCGAGTACGCCATCGGTGATACCGCCAAGCCGAAGAGCGATTACACGTACATTTCGCCCACCGGCGTGCTGGTGGTCGGCCTCGATGAGCCGAACACCACTATTCCGATCACGGCCACCGCCCTGTACACGAATCCGGCGACACCTGAGGTGCCGGGCGCCGTATCCGCCGCCCTGAACGTGCCGGTGGTCGGTGATGGTGTCATCGGATTCAACCCGTCGATTATCTCATCCATTGCCGTGACCGTCCCGGCAGTGACCGTGGATCATACGGCACAGGCGACCGCTACGGCGACCATGATTGACGGGCGAACCGCCGATGTGACCGCGCAAGCCGCGTGGACATCCGACACTCCAGCCAACGCCACCGTGTCCGAGTCGGGTGTTATTACGGGCGTCAAGGGGGGCTCGTCCAACGTCACCGCCACGCTGTTCGGAGTGTCCGGCAAGGAGAGCGTGACCGTGACCGTGTGATATAATGAGAGTGTGGCCGGTTGGCTACTCTCTCTCACGGCGAGATGCAATACAAGGCCCGGAGCGCAAGTCACGTGAGCGCTCCGGGCTTTGTCATGCCGGAGGTTGGATGATGATTGATGACGCGAACCCCTAGCGGACAATACCGGCCTAGTCGCTGGAGTGGCCGCCGGTTCCACCAAGCTGACGGCCGCGCTGTTTGGTGTCAGCTGTCAGGGCACTGTGATAGTCGCCTAATCTGCGATATAATAAAAGGGAGTGTTTCACGTGAAACACTCCCTTCTTTATGAAAGGGATAGTATGCTGAGAGATATCAACCCTAACATCGAGGCGACGTTTAACTGGGCTCAATGGACGCCCAACACGTCGCTGAAACTCTGTAACGTGCCGTGGGATAGCAGTTACCGTGACCTAGCCCGGTTCGAATCACCGCAGAAACAACAGGAATGGTTCGACCGACGGCCCGGCATTGACAGGGTTCATGGAGTCATGCACATGTTCGGCCAACCCGTGCGCGTCGAACTGCCTTTTAACGAGGCGTCCAACTACAACTATGTCGTGGTGTATAACGATTACCCCGACTTGGAGACGCCACGGTATTGGTATTATTTCATCAACCACGTGGATTACATCAATGCGTACACTACTCAGCTCACTGTACAGTTGGACGTTTGGCAGTCGTTCCAGCATGTACTTAGGTTTGGTTCATGCTATGTGGTGCGAGGCCATATCGGCATTGCCAACGAAAACCAGATGACCGATTATGGTCGCAGTTATCTCGCACTACCCGAAGGGCTGGACACCGGTAGCGAAATGGTGACGGTAAACCAACAGTACAAGTCTCTTATTGGCATGGACGGGAAAAATCTGAATTACGGCGTAATAGTCGTGAGCACGGTAGATTTGTCAGCGGACGCGGGCAGTCAGGGAAAACCGTCTCTCACTACTGCGGGCGGCTCTCTGTTTGAGAACATGGCTAACGGTGCTGAAATACTGTACTTTAAGGACATCCAGTCTATCCAAGTGTTTATGGGAGTGGGCTCTACTTTTTCATGGATAACACAGGGTATTGTAAACATGTACATGATACCCTCTTTAGATGATGACTTTCTTAAGCAATCCGGCTATGTCGTAGATAAGCTGTTTGGGAAAACACTCCCTTCGGAATTAAATAATCGTATCTACCGTTTCCCCCAGTCGGCCACAAATGCGCCCAGCAGATATGAAGACATTATTACCATTAATGACTTTCGTGATAATTTTAATATCCCTGAACGTTACAAAAACCTTAAAAAACTCAAATGCTACCCCTATTCTACTGTTGAATGCACTTGCTTGAATGGCACTAATATCACCTATAAGCCCGAAAATATCCAAAGCGATAATCTGGTTATTAGAGAGGTGCATAATTACGCGCCCAATGGCGCGCGCTTGAACTTTTACCCGGTTGGGTACAATAAGGCGGGTGCAAGCGAGATTGCTCCTCTTGATAAAAACAATGGGTTGCCCATTGATAGCGGGGAAATGTTGGACGCCGCGTTTGGCATCAGCAATTTCCCTCAATTTGTGATAGTCAACAATGGCGCCCAGTTGGCAATGGCAAACAGTGCCTACACTCGTTCCTACAGTCAACAGTCCGCTGACTGGGCGTACCAAAAAGCGCAGATGGGCATCAGTCAGTCTCTTGCGGCCACGGCCATGCAAAACCAGTACAATACCCAAGCCAACAAACTCGCTATCGGCAACCGCAACGCCAATAACGCGATACAAGCAACCTCGCTTAACACCAGTCTGGACAACACGACGTATATCAACAATCAGCGAGCTGACCTCGCACAGCTGAATAACGTGGTCAACGGCGTGGTCGGGGTGGCGGGTAACGCCGCTTCGGGCAACGTCGGGGGCGCGGTATCGGCATTAGGCGGCGCGGTCATGAATGGTGTCAACACTGAAGCGAACCGCAGTATCAACAATACCGCCGCCCAACTTTCCACGGCGAACTCGCTGAGTACCAACGCGGCCACAACAAGTCAGGCCAACACATACGGCTCTCAGACTACAGCGCTTTCAAACCAGTTGGCCCAAAATATGGCGGATATGAACGCGGATTACGCGCAACGTTCCGCGTTCGGAGACTATCAAAACACCATTGCGGGCATCAATGCACAGGTACAGCAGATGCAATTAACACCCCCGACCACATCCGGTGCCATCGGCGGAGACGGTTTTAACCTCGCGAACGGTATTGTCGGGGTGTTGGTTCGATTTAAGACGTGCGCACCCTCAGCTCTGCGGAGCGTCGGAGAGTACATGTTGCGTTACGGGTATTTTATCCAGCGTTTCATCACGCCGCCGCAATCGCTGGAATGTATGACAAAATTCACCTACTGGCAGATGCAGGAGTGTTACGTGCGAGGTGATTTGCCCGAGCAGTATCGGCAGACCATTAAAGGCGTGTTCGAGTCTGGGGCGACTATATGGACCAACCCGGATGATATCGGCGTGACCGATTGGGCGGATAACGACCCATTGCCGGGCATCTCATTCTAGTGCTATACTCGAAGCATGTCTAGGTCGAGGAAAAATCAGAATCGTAGGGGCGGCGCGTTGCATCCGCGTGGCAATTACGCCAAGGCACGCGCCGCCAGCCTTGACGCAATGTACTACCATCTGCTGACTGAAATGGCATTAAACCGGTTCAGCTGGCGGGGACTGCCGCCGACCGTAGATGAGCGATGGTTGGAAATGTGTCTCTGCGAATACGGGTGCGCGCTCTTCTTCGAAGACAAACGCATAGGTCGGTTCCTCGCCACGCAAGCCGGTTATCAAGGTCGGTTGAACGTGTATAATAATCCGACGTGCTTTGAGCCGGTGGGCGTCAACTATCATTACAGGCAACTCAAGGCGGGCCGAGAGTGCATCCCTATTTGGGACAATCGTATGCGCATGAGTTTCAAAGATATCTTATGGCAGTATGCGAGACGCCTCGCCGACATTGACAAGGCATATGACGTGAACTTGGAGAGCCTGAAACTGCCGACCATCATCACCGCCGACCCGCGCACCAAGCTCACCGTACAGAACATGTTACAACAGCGGCAGGATGGGCAGGATTATATTATCGGCTACGATTCACTGGACCCCGGTAGCATGTTCCAACCGTGGCCCAACACCACCCCCTATCTGCTGGACAAGTTCATCCAGCAGAAAACGCAAGTGACCAATGAGGTACTGGGCTACTTGGGCATCCAGTCCAGCGGCACGGAAAAAAAGGAACGGCTCATCTCCGACGAGGTGGCGCAAGCCAATGAGAAGGTGGACGTGTTCCGATTGAGTTTTCTCAAGGCGCGGCAGGCGGCGGCGACTGAGATTAACCGCCTATGGCCACAATTGAACATCTGGGTGGAGTATGCGGACGCGCAAAGCTCCGGCGTACCCAACGCGCTGGATTCGAGCGCCGGCGGTACGACGGATGTTGACATGCCCGCCTCGTATGACGCGGGTATCGGAGGTGTATTGTAATGATGACTTGTGACATTGTGGCAAGACTTGTACACGAAATGGATGAAGTCGCCAATAAAATCAGTAAGGCGGAAAGAGCTCTGGATGACTATGAAAACGGGAATTCGTCCATGTCCGACCAAGCCGCGGAGCTACTGAGAAAACAAGTTGTTGCAATGAAAACATATCATGATATCGTTGCCGCACGCATCAGCCACCAAATGGAAGAGGCCACGTATGGTACAGAGTTTTAGCGCCTATGCAATGGAAACGCCCGGCGAGTACACCGAAACCCTCGGCAATCTCATTGCGTTCGGGGACGATACGGACGCCAAACTGCATCTGTCCGCCGACTATTACCCGATTTACGACGAATCTCACCGCGCGGAGTTGAATGAAAAAATCGTCCGCCATTACGCGCTTCGAGAGATCGGTCAGGAAACCGCCCGGCAGTTCATTTTTTACTTGGGGATGACGATGGCGGAAATCATGCCATATTTTAATGAGCGCTACAGGACGCTAGCGTTGAAATATGATCCATTGAACACTATGGAAATGGTCAGCGAAAGCCTGTCCAATACTGTAGCCCAGTCCAGCGGCAAAACCAGCGCCTCTCAGGATAGTGCGACCCGAAGCTCCTCGGACGGCACCAGTTCAAGTAGCACCAAGTCCCAGTCCTACGACTCGGAAGTGCCCGCAACCGGCGTGCAAGGTGATTTTGCTCGATACGCGACTCATGCCAATCAGGCGCAAGCGGATACGGACGGCAGTAGCCATAGCACGCAAGATACCTCTTCTCAGTCCCATAGTACATCCAGCACGGAATGGCAACACGACGCTACGGATGGGAGCACCAAATCCCACACGTCGGGCCGCTCCCAGTCCGCCATGAGCCTGATACAGGAGTACCGGGACGCCATCATCAACGTGGATATGGAAATCGTGCGGAGTCTCGAACCGTGTTTCATGCAGGTGTGGGGGTCGTATGATACAATTTTCAGTGACTGCCATAACTACGGAGAATGGGAGTAATCATGGTTGCCATTAACGCGCTGATTCCACGGCAACGCCTGTTTGACGGAGTGCCCACATCCGTTCCGTTCACTTATAGGGACGGATTGACCACATTACAGTTGATTGAATGCCTACGCCATAATCTCGATACCATCCAATGCGATTTGAACGAGTTGGAGGGGTTCACAACCGACCTCGCGGCATCCGTGGACAAGGCTCTTGCGGATACCGTGACCCAGCTCAACAAGGCTATGGCTGATTTACGCGCGGAACTGCTGGCCCTGATTCATGAAATGGAACAGCAGGGCGTGGCGACCTCCCCAGTGTACGGCACCACGCAACCGCTCGGGCAGGTACTGGGCGGCATGTACGACAATGCGCGCAATCACGGATTGTTCTGGGGCGACTACGATAACATGCAGTTGACCGCACAGGAATACGATGGGCTTACGCTTGGCGCACGCGAATACGACTTACGCGCCACCGCCGTGGATAATTGCGTGCCCGGCGATTTTCCGGGCCGCACTCAATTCCCTTACGGAAAATCCATGCCCGAGAATCCGCCCGCCGACATGGCGTACATCACGCAATCTGACGCGGATGCTCGCTATGTCGAACGCAATCCGACCGCAGACAATTTCGATAGGAAAGGATAATTGCCATGACTGCGACCAACAAGACAGCAAATTACAAACTAAGCCAGTTCGTCGGCACCGACCGCCCCACTTGGCTCGGAGATTACAACAGCGATATGTCGAAAATCGATGCGCAGCTGAAACAGAACGCGGACGATATCGCATCAGCAACAGCCGGAAGCCTCACTTCGGTAAGCCATACCGCCGACCTTACCGGCAACGGCACGTCCGGCTCTCCGCTGGGCGTCGCGTCCACCATCGCCAAGAAAACCGACATTCCAAACGTGAGCGAATTCGCCACCACCTCCGCCCTCACTTCGGGGCTTGCGCGCAAGGTTGATAAAACCGCCTCACAGCCCGGAACGCTCGGATTGACAGCAACCGAACTTGATTCGATGTACAAGGACGCGAACGGCATCGTTCGCGTCGGTACCGTTAAAGCCTAGAGAAAGGAGGATGACAATGTCTACTACGCAGCATACCGGGCACTACAATCTACCGACGTTTGGAGATAATCCGAACGACCGTCCGTCGTGGCGCGGTGATTTCACCGACGCTATGACGAAAATCGATAATCAGATGTACGCCAACGCCACCAACATCACCACGGCGACGGCGGCGGCGAATAACGCAAAGACGGCGGCGGACGCGGCCAAGAAATCGGCTGATAATGCGGCAGGGCTTGCGCAGGCCAACAAGACCGATATTGCCGAGCTAAACGACTATTTCAGCAAGCTAGGCGTCACCTCGCCCACGACCGCGCAGAACCTTAAGGACACCATTAACGGCAAGGCGGAGAACACCGCACTTCAGGCGCTTCAGGGAACCGTGTCGGGCTTGTCTGACAACCTCGAAGGCAAGGCAAACGCCAACGAAGTCTATTCCAAAGCCCAGACGGACACGACGTTTACCAAGCAGGGCGGATACTCGGGGACGGCGCAGCAGATCGTAGGTCTTGTCAACGGCAAGGCCGATTCATCCAATGTGTACACACGCCAGCAGGCAGATGATAGATTCGAGCCTAAGACCGACAATCGAAATATTTTAGTCGCTATTGGCGATAGCTATTTTGAGGGTTTTCGCACGACTACGCCCGCCACCGATTCTATGGTGGCGGTAGCGTCAAACCTCCTCGGTACGACGTTGCGTAATTCTGCGGCGGGCGGTAGCGGCTTCATCACAACCGGCCAAGGCGGCACGTTCTCCCAGCAGATTGACGCCGCTGCAACCGAATTGGGGGCGAACGTGTCAAACGTGAAATACGTGGTGATTGGCGGCGGGCGTAATGATAACGCCAGCTCTCTCAGGACGGCCGACGTTGCCAACACCATCGATCACGCCGTAAGCAAATTCCCCGACGCTGAAATCTGGGTTTTCCCCATGCTATGGGACAACACGTGGCCGACAGTTGCGGAAATGAAAAAGCTTAACGCCATCCAAGAAGGATGCTTAGGCAAAAATTGCCATGTAGTCCCGACTTGCATCACATGGGGCATGTTTAACGGTACATGGATGACTGACATCCATCCTAACACCGTCGGCTCCCGCTATTACGGACAATACATTGCCTCGGCAATCATGGGCGGGCCAGACTCTGCAAGACGGGATTCCGTCATCGCTGACGTTTCCACCACCGGCACTTCGGGCGGCAGATTTTACCTCCAGATTACCGGACTGCAAATGCTTTTTTACCTACGCCTTAATAAAACCGCGTGGGATAGAAATGCGTTTGCTACAATCAACGGGGCGACAAAGTGGGGTGATTGGGTCCCGTTCATTGGCACAAAGGATGACGCAACGCTCGTATCGGTTCATTTTGATGGCAAATACTTTACCATCTGGGATGTTGTCGGTTCCGGTTCGGGCGGCCCCGGTTGGATTACCGTAACTGGCGCGCTTCCGATTTTCCACTGATAAACGCAAACACATACCCCGTTCGGTACGCCGGGCGGGGTATACTAATATCATGGTAGACGTGCAAGCATGGTTGGAACGTACCCAGAACCAATATTGGGACATGGATGGGGTTTACGGTGCCCAATGTTGGGATTTATGGGCAAAGTATTGTATGGATAATTACAATCTGTCGTTAGGTGATTGCATCACGCCGACAGGTTACGCGGAGGGCAATTACACCATGTTCCCCACCACGTCCGCCGTAGGGCATGTCTTCGAGAAAAAGGACACAAACTATACGCCCGGCATGGGAGATGTCGTGTTTTGGAGATTCGGAAGTCAAAACTACCCCGGAAGTCACGTAGCCATCGTGTGGGGCGGCATCCAAGGCGACAATATAGATGTTCTGACGCAAAACCCGACGCCCGCCGTACACCAATTGTTACCGCTTGCGAAAGATTCACAGCTTCTCGGCTATCTGCACCCCACGGCACTACCGGAACCGCCGGAATCCGGCGATAATCCGACTGGTGGCAATAATCCGGGCGTGAGCGTGGACGGCGATATATCCGCGTGGATTCAACTGCAAGGCGACAGCCTCGTATATCATAGTGGTTCGGGCACGACATCATCGCAAGCCATTTTTTACAAGTCGAGCGCTCAGACGTGGGTATATCGCGGCGGCACAAGTCAGCCGGACGCCGACCACGGTCAGGGTACGCCGAGTGTGGGCGACGGGAAAAGCTCATACGCGCTGTATGTAATCGGTACCGTTGAATCATCATTACGCTGGGATGCTGTCGAATCAAACAATCAGGGTATCGGCGTCGCTCAATGGAGTTTTGGGCGCCGTTTGGAGGTTCTGAATGCGATGAGGGCGGTGGATGCTGTCGGTTATGAAGCATTTGCGGCCGCCGCGCCGAGCATTGCCGCGCTCATGGAATCGGGCGGCGCGTTCGACAGGGCGATGACCGGTAGCGAGGTTGCGGCGTTCCAGACGTGGGCGAGGCGCACGGAGTCACGGCAGGGCCAACGTGATCAGTTCGCAAAGGATTACAAGAGCTACCCACAGACGTATGATGACGCAAAAATGCAAATACTGTGGGTGAGCGCCTATCATCAAAGCCCGGCGGGCGCGTTGAACGTACCTCATGCTTCATCGCTTACGCAACTGTATAATAATATCCTCAACACATCACCGTTCGGGTCATACGGGACACGCTATAATACCGTCTACTCGCTGTTGAATGTATGGGACGGCACCAGTGCACCACCGAACTTCTGACACGGTGACAGACCGGTAGATATCTACCGGTCTGCTGATGTTATATGATAGAATGGATATTATGGAGAAACTGCTAAGCGAGGGGGATTATTACGATTATGGGCGCGTATTATCCTATCACGCACCTTGGATGTTCGTCATCGGCGCGCGCGGCCTCGGCAAAACCTACGGCGCTAAAAAATTGGTCATAGGCGACTGGATTAAAAAACGATGGCAATTCATCTATCTACGTAGGACGGCTGAGGAACAGAAAAACAAGGGGACGTGGTTCGCGGATATAGCGGAACAATACCCGGAATTGGAATTCCGCGTGTCCGGGAATCAGGCCGAATGTCACTGGCTGGATGACAGGGACGCCACCACGGACAAACACGGCAAGACACGCCCAACATGGCATATCATGGGCTACTTCATCGCCCTCAGTCAGGCAGGACAGGTGAAATCAGTCGCCTACCCCAAGGTACGCACCATTGTTTTCGATGAGATTTTTCCCGATAATATGCGGTATTTGGGTGGTGAAGTAACCGCGCTTGAGGAGTTCTATAATACGGTTGACCGATGGAATGACAGGGTTCGCGTTATCATGTGCAGTAATGCCGTAACCCTTGCAAACCCGTATTTTTCGGCATTCAACATCAACCTAAAACCACAGTTAGACAATCACACGCAATACCAGCGCTATTGCAACGGGTTCATCATGGTGGAATTGGCGGATTATGGCGGGTTCAGCGCCAAGGTGGCCACGTCGAAATTCGGGCAGTTTTTACGCGAATATGACGAAAATTATGCGAATTATGCAATCAACAATGATTTCAGGGATAACGCCAATACTCTCATCAGTGATTTCAGCAACGCCGGTTATGCGTTCACGCTAAGAACCACTGAATACGGTATTTTTAACATATATCAGCAATTAAGCGACACTGACGAGGTACTATATATAATTACCAAAAAACAGCCTAAAATCACTAGGGATTTTACGTTTGACTACCGACTGGTTGACAATGATTGCATTATGCTAAAACGTTCCGATGACATAACGCAGAAAATATTAAGCGCCTATCGCGTCGGGCGATTACGTTTTGAAACACCGCAAATCAAAGCGGAGTTCAGTATGATACTTGGCGGCTTATTGCAACAATCAGGAATAAGAAAGTGAGGAATATATATGACCATTCATGAATTAATCGTTATCGGTATTGTATTTTTATTGGTACTGATTGACTATATTACCGGCGTGGTCAATGCGATTATGCACGGCGAACTATCCAGTGAGAGAATGAGGCAAGGGCTCGGGCACAAATTCACTTACCTCGCTATAATCTGTGTTGCGCTGATTGTAGAATACGGTTCGGACTACATCAATCTCGGAATAGGACTACCCGTTTTTATCCCCGTATGCACAGGAATCTGTTTGGTTGAGATTACATCAATCACGGAAAACTGCGTGAAAATCAACCCCGAACTATCCGGCTCGAATATTCTCAATATTTTCAAAGTCGATAAGAAGGAAAGCGACAGCAAAGAAGACTAGGAAGTAATCATGAATCCCATCACATGGGTAGGATCGCCCAACCACTACAACGGGCGCAACGGCTACACCATAAGCCACATCACACTACATATCATGGTCGGCACCCTAGCTGGCACCGACAGCGTTTTTCAACGCACCGGATACGCTTCGGCCCACTATGGCATTGGAGGCAACGGCGAGATACACCAGTATGTGAGCGAGAGTGACGGCAGTTGGAGCGACGCGAACTATGCGAGCAACAACAGCACTGTAAGTGTCGAGCATGAAGGCGGCATGGCCGGAGTGCCTTGTACGCGCGCATGTATGGACGCTTCGGCCCGCCTGTGCGCCGATATCGCACGCCGTCAAAGCTGGGACCACCTGTGGTACGACGGACTCAACGGTAACGTCTGGCTACACCGCGAAATACCCGGGACCGACCACGCCGGATGCCCCGACCTCGCACCCAACGGACTTGACGTAAACTACGTCATCAACAAAGCAAACGAAATCCTACAAGGAGGAGACACCATGACAACCGCACAAATCACCGAAGCCCTCTACACGGCCAAGGGCAACGATGGCCGAAACATTTTTGATTCAGTAATCCAGACACGCAATGAACTCAAAGACCGCGCCACCGAAGCACTCTACACCGCCAAAGGTCTCGACGGCCGAAATATTTTTGATTCAGTAATCCAGACACGCTATGATATCGCCGCGCTTAAAACCACGCTTGCCGCACAAGCCACAGCCATCGAAACACTCAGCAAGGCACTCGGAGCCAACCCCGCCGACATTGCGGCCACAGTTGAAAAAGCCGTTAAAAATAAACTCGATGCACTCGAAATCACCGTAAGCGCCAAAGGCAAAACAGAAAAGTAATCACACACACAAGAAAGCCCCCCTAGGCATATAACCTAGGGGGGCTTTTCCTATATCTCAGCTCAAAACTCCTGCTCAGATATCGACTTCATTCATACCCTTATTGCTCACTCGACTACACGATTCATAAAAACCACAGTCTCAAAACAGTAACGATAAAACTCAACACCCTCACGCTCATACATAACAACAAGACAATCCACAATAGCATCAACATCATAATCCACAACACGCTCTCCACTGTTGCGAATATAATCAATAACCTCATTCTTAATGTCTTGACGATACATCATCTTCAACCACCATCCTTTCCACATCCTTAGCCGATAATTACATAATACACC